CCCTAAACCAGTAATACCGGTCAAACCACCATTCTCAAACCCAATACCAATTGATTTTTTAGTCGCTCCGGTCGAGTAACCTTTTGTATAGGTTGAACTAGCATTCTGCATAGCTTGCTGTTGCACTTTTGTTGTGTTCTGCTTAACAATAGCTTGGATAGCTTTGTTTTTAGCACGATTAAGCAAAGCTTTTTGCAGTTCTTTATCGCCAGTTAGCGTAAATTTATAGCTCATTTTCGCTCACCTACAATCAAAGTGTTGTTTTTCAAAGGCACTCGTTTAGTGTTAGCAATATACTGTGTGTTTCCACCATCAATCGTACAATAGCTCCACTTGTAATCAATTGGATTGATCGTACGAATTACATACGCTTGAATATTAACATCACCATATAAGGCTACTGAGCGGTTGGTTCCTAGGTCAGTTACGTTTGCAAATTCTTCGCCAACTAACTTTGTCTCGCCTACATTGTCACCCTTTACCGGATCGTAATGCTCATCGCTAAAATAAAATTGAACGTTATTATTAAATCTCATTGCTTCACCGCCCTAAACAAAAAGAAAACGTCCGGCACGAGTGTCGCCTTTGCCGTGATTATCTTTCCAAGCATCAATATCATTGGCAAATTCATCAAAATCGTTCGTGCTAAACGTGATTGATTCGCCTTCTTGTGAGTATTGGCTCATACCCTCGTTTGCTATACGATTATAGCGCTTTACAGCAACTTCTAAAGCAATATAGTTTAACTCATCAGGAACATTTTTCTCGCCTAGTTTAAAGCATAGTGCGCTCTCAGTATTCTTAGAAATTAAATTAAGAATACTATCGCGACCATTATCTTTGACCTGCAACATTGTTTTTAAATCTGTTAGTTCCAATCATTACACCCCCCTGATTCGTCTCATCTTTCTCGTCTCTGTCTATGTGTTAGCCTTCAGCGGGTGCTGTAACTGTCAATGCACATACCGCCGTTTTAGATCCGTCAGCAGTCTTAACTGTGATGTTAGCCTTACCAGCTTTGATTGCAGTAATCTTACCGGTATTGTCCACAGTAGCAGTTTCAGCAGCTGCACTTGAGAACGTGACAGCTTTGTTAGTGGCGTTACTTGGTGTGACTGTTGCTGTCAATTGTCCTGTTTTGCCGGTATCTAGTGAGAGAGTAGCTTTATCCAAAGTTACGCCTGTTACTGAAATTGGTAATGTGATGAATTCAGGTACATCAACCAAAGCACTAGCAATAGCACTCAAACTTTTGTCAGCTGTTTTATCAAACGCAACCTTATAGGCACCCTTAACAATCTTTGTGTTAGCAGGTTCGCCCGTGATAGTGACAGATTTGTCATCACCGACAGCCACAACTTTCCCACCTTTTAAAGCTTTTAAATATCTTTTAGCCATTATTAGCCTCCTTCTCTAGCCAACTGTGATATTGACCCCGTTTTTAGTTGGGGCAGATATCACCCCACTAGGCGGGGTTAGGCTTTTTTTGCTAAGGCTTTGAAGATAGCTTTCTTGTTGTCATCAGAAATGAATTGTCCAGCCTTACCAGCACCTTGTAATTCTTGACCATCAAAGTCTGTTGATTCAATTGTTCGAGCCGTAGAAATACCAGTAAAAGCACGACCAATGTTGTCTGGTGTGAAAATGACTGCTTGCTCTGCCATGTATTGTAAAGGAACCTTTGTCAATGCAATACCACGGAAACTCAACATGCCATTTGCGTCAATATCCACAGCTGAGCCTTTTCCAGATGTAACGTTAGCTAAATCAATGATTGCATTGTAGACTGCTGCAGTCACATATGCACGAATAGGGACAACTACTTCAAGGTCAGTGTATTTTTCAACAGCTGTTTCGAATAGTTTATTAACGTCTGTGGCGTCTAAGCCAACGTCTGTGGCGGAGTCTGCTAAGAATTGACCTTCCTTGTTGTTGAACAAACGTGTTTTAGCTTGCGCTTGTAAGTTTAAACGGTCAGCAACTGCTGCATTTAGATCGTTGTTGACAGTGAATCGGTCTAAACCTTCGTGAATAGACCATTTAAAATCGTAAGGTACATCCACATCTGCATATTTGATTTCTTTCATTTCACCAAAACGAGATGAGTTTGCTGTGCCTGTACCGAATGCGACATTTGCGTCCGTAGAATATTCACCTACAACTACAGGCACATCGTTTGTTTTCAACGAGAATGCTGTTGCATTGTCTTGAACGCCATCTAAGGCTTGTAATTGTCCAAATGTGGGAGCAAACACACCTTGTACTCCGTAAACTGTTTGAATTAATTGTGCAAATTGTTTTTGATATGTGCGAATTGGTAAATTGTTATTGTTATTAGCCATATTAGCTAACCTCCTTATTTTGTATATGAGTTAATAATTTGTTTGAACGGGTCATCTTCGCTATCGAGTGTAGAGCTACCGTTTGCCGGTGGATCTTGTCTCATGCGTTCCTTGACCTGTTCATTAACCTTTTGTTCTGTTGACTTTTGAAGTGTTTCTACAACCTCACTGATTTTATCTGCGTCGCCCAACTCAACTAATGATTCAGCTAAATCTTTAGGCAAATCCTTTTGTGACAACAAATCAACCGTGTTAGCAGTTAATTCCCGCTTATTAAGCTCAGTTTCACGTTTGGAAAGAGCTTCTTCACGTTCCTTTTGTGCTTGGTCTGCCTGTTCTTTGGCCGTCATCTTGGCACGCTTTTGCCCCTCAGTTAAGCCCTCGTTCTTAGCGTCTTCTCTAGCTTGTTTAAGTTGCTCATCAAACTTAGCCTGTTGCTTTTGCATTCTACGATCATATTCAGAATTGATTTTTGCGTCTAATTCTTCTTGAGTAAACTCTAGCTTTTCAGGATCGTTTGTTTGTTCTGACGTATCTTCAGCAAAGTATTGTAAATTCATTTCCATTTGTACAACCTCCTACCCTGCAGAAATATAACCACTAAAAAACGCCCCACTAGATTGCCCCAGTAAGACGCAATGATTATTTCCCACAAGATCAGTTTTATTTGAGTAGTTTATATGGTCATGCTCAGGACCATATAAATAGCGGTGGCAGTTAAACCATCGCTTTAATAAACTATTTAACTAATGACCATTCGTAGCCACCATATTTCCATCCGTGTTTTATTCCTTGACTAATTGAGCCATTACAAATTCCTAATGCTCTTTCTGCGGCTCTCATACTGTTAAAATTTACAATGACACCCGTTTCTACATTTTTGCCTTGAACAACTTTTCGAGTTGTTTTTCCGTTATTTTCAGGCCTTTTTATTATAGATGAGTCCTTTTTGTTGCTGTATACCCTGATAGCAGCAGCTCTTCGATTATTTTCTGAATAAGTAACCCATTCCAAATTAGCTGGTCTGTTATCGTCCCTTACACAATTTAAATGGTCAATTGCTGGCAATTCATAATCATTAGGAACAAATGCTTGTGCTACCAATCTATGAACATATTTTCCATGTCCTTTATTATTCTTCCAAAGATCTGCAACTATATATCCATTATCTTTTCTACGTAATTTTAACACTTTTCCAGCTCTGAACATTTTAATGCCATCACTTCTGTAAGCTATTCGATCAACACTTCTCACTCTTCCTAAATTGCTAACTTCATATAGTCCCTCGTAACCTTGAATTTTGCGCCACTCTTCTTTATAATTTGTCATGTAATCAATTCCTTTCTAATTGGTTGCCACGGTCCGCACTGTTCCAGCAGTGGCGGGCTTTTTTGCATACTCTAATTATACTACAAATAACTGGTTAAATGCCCTATTTATCGGGTTCATAAT